GGAGGATATGTCCTCGCCCAACGCCGAGGCCGCGACTATCGAGTCCAGATGCCGCACGATGTGAGCCTCGCTGCTGGATCGTTCTCGTCCTCCGGTGGATCGGTTAAGAACCCGAGAGTCGCCCCGGATCGCGATGTGGTGTTTCGGCTCAAATGCCGACGCTCGTTCGCGGAGCAGCACGAGCTGGAAATTGCACCGGGACCTGCCGCTTGCGGTATTGAGATTTGATCCCTGAACACTTTCCCCGGAAGGAAACAATCGAACCGTGTCGAATCGCGAACCCACAACCGGAACAGCACGCAGGGCCGTCGAGGCTGATGCGCTGGGAAGGGGTGGCGAAGCAAGCTGTCACATCGGGATTAGAACCCCCTTGGGCATGGCAGAAGGATTCTCCATTAAGGCAGGCCCCGCTTGCGGCTAAAAGGAATCCGGGACGACGCGGGGGCGGTCGGTAACGCCACCTTCCGGGACTCACCAACAACATGAACACCACCAAACCCAGAAGCCACCGGTCGGAGGACGCCATGTGTCCCTGCGGACGGCCGCGCGTGAAGTTCCTCGGCTCGGTTCCCACCTGCCAGCCCTGCATCGACAAGGACAAGGTGTGGCAGAAGGACTTCGTGAAATGGGCGGGCTACGCCGCGCAAGAAAAGCAGGAACAGCTCAAGGCCCGGCACATCCAGCGCGGCGAAGGACTCTGACATGCTGATCTCCGACGACGACATCGAGCAGGTCTTCCGTTTCGGCTCCCCGGTCGAGGTCCACCTTCGGTCCGGGGAGTCCAAGTTTGTCCGGACGACGGGTGTGACTCCCCAGAAGCTCCATTTCTTCCACTCCAATCGGCTGCTCTTGAACCAGCGGGGGATCGTCCACCGCATGAAGTGGAAAGGTGCACCGGGGGAAATGGAATTCGCTTGGTGGCTGGACAAGCCGACGCTGGCAGCGGAGCGACAGGAAGAGGCGATGGCGGCTTCCAAGGCGGTGTCGTCTGATTTCGAGGTTCCGATGGGCGGAGGGATCGTCCTGCGGCCGTATCAGGCGGCGGCCGTCGAATATCTGCACAACAGGAAGGGCTTCCTGTTGGGTGACGACATGGGACTCGGGAAAACGCTGTCGGTCGTCGGCGTCATCAACATGAACCCAAAGGTCCATCGCATCCTCATCATCTGCCCGAAGTCGGTCCGGGACGTGTGGTGGAAGGAGTTGAACCGTGGACTCGTCCAGAAGCGCAGCGTCGCCTTTGCCGAGGGCGGTGTTTGGCCGTCCTCGGATGTCGTCATCATCCACTACCAGATTTGCTCCAAGTTCGAGGCCCAGTTGACCGGATTCATGTGGGACATGGTGATCATCGACGAAGGTCATTTTTTACGGAATCGGCAAGCGAAGATGACCCGGACCATCCTCGGTGGCCGGGCGAACAGCGCCAAGGGGTGGACGGCCTGCACCGGGATACCCGGCCGCATCAAGGGCATCCTGACCGGAACCCCGCTGGCCAACACCCCGATGGACCTCTTTCCGTATCTGCGCTGGGCCGACCCGGACACATGGGGCAGCTACACGTCGTTTGAGCGCGAATACCATCTCAACGCCGAGGGCCATCATCGGCTCCACCGCAAGCTCAGGGAGTGGGGAATGATCCGGAGGAAGAAAACGGAGGTTGCGAAAGACCTTCCTCCTCTTACCGAGACGATCATCGTCGTCGCCCCGCACACCCCCGAGCAGATGGCGGTCATCTCGCGCGACCGGCAGATCATCGCCAGCCATGAGGCCGACCTGAAACGGGCGATGGACTCCGCGTCGTTCGCCGAGGACGTGCAGGGCAACCTGATCCGGGCGTTGAAGATCCCGGCGACCGAGTTGACGGCCATGCGGAAGGCTACGGCCGAGGCGCTGTTCCCAGACTCCCTTGAGCAGGCGAGGAACATGCTGGCGCAGGTGGAGAAGCTCCTGATCTTCGCCCATCACCACGACATCATCCTCCGGCTGGTGGATGCCCTTAAGGAATTCCGGCCCGTTTACTACATGGGAGGGCTCAAGGCCGGCCATCTATCAAACACCATCGCCACCTTCCAAAACGACCCGTCGTGCAAGGTGTTCGTCGCCTCCATCACGGCCACCGGAACCGGCGTGGACGGCCTTCAATACGCCTGCTCGGACATTCTGTTCGTGGAAGACGATTGGTTGGCAGTAATGGGAGATCAGGCATCCTCCCGCCTGCATCGAGACGGGCAGAAAAAGAAGGTCAACGCCTACCACATGGCCCTCGAAGGATCGGTGGGCATCCGCATCCTGAAGGTCAGCATGGACAAGCGACGGATCGCCGACCGGGTGGTGGACGGATCGGACGCCCCGGCTCCGGAGGGAGTTATCGAGCCGAAGACCTACAAGCCGAGGAGCCTGTTCGGAAGAGGGACGCAGATCGGCAGCGGATTGCTACCGGGCCTGTTCAAGTGACAGACGGCGAAGACCGGGCCGTCCTCCCCCGGTCTTCATCCTCACCACCTTGGCCAAGTGGGATTCGCAGACGGGACACCAAGGCTTGCCCAGCGTCTTCATCCGGCACTCTTGGAATGGTCTTCCCCAGACCGTGCAGTTGTATTGGCTCCCAGCCACCCAGTTGGTGGTGATCGTCAGCCACGGAGGGTTCACTCGGTTGGTGCTGCTGTTGGGGTGCTCCCGTTGGACCCAGCCCGGATAGGCCGTGCAATACTCATCGGCCAACCCGGCGAAGGTGTGGCCGAGTTCGTGCCGCAGGATCTCGGCGGAGGAGGCGTGGACGGACGCCGACAGGACCATTCCACCCGCTCCTCCGTAGGCCGTGGTGTTCACGATGACGGCCGTCACGGAGTTGGTCCGGACGACGTTGGCGGCGTCCCCCAGGGCTGTGATCGTCCCCCAGTAGTCCGGACCCAGGAGCCTCGGGGTGTGGCGGTCGTGGCCGGAGTTGTAGGCGGTGTCGCGGACGATCCCCTTGGCCGGATCGTCGCAGCCGGATTCCTCGGAGGCGCGGAAGACCCAAGTTCCGTTGATCTTCGGCTGGTCGTTGGTGGAGAAGGCGGCGAGAAGGGCGGTGAAGGCGTTGGTCGCATCCGCTCGGAACTTGGGGAACTGCTCCTCCGTGTAGCCGTCGCCGAGGATGACGAGGTTGATCGACCGCTCGGACGGACCGGCTACGCGGATCGAATCAGCGATCTGCGCCCGGCAGGGGAGGCAGAGGAGGAGCGCCAGCAGCAGGCGCATGGCTCACGGGGCGACGCGCAGGCCCAAGCGGCGGTTGCCCGGCGCGGCCGGTTTGAGGACCAACCCGAAAAAATCCCCGGCTCCATACACGGCATTGCTCTCGAAGCCCCGGAAGACCGCCATGTCGGAATCCTCAAGGATCAGCACGTTCGTCAGGTTGGCCGGGAAGTTGGTCCGGGGAACCCATTGGTTTGTGATGCCGCCGATGACCGTCGCCTTCTCGATGAAGACCGTGGTGTTGGGATCGAGCTGTGACGGGCTCTCCGGGATGGCTGAGAGGATGAACAGCTTGGGTTCTGGAGGGGCCGGAGGGATGGCGTAGAGGGCGGTCGAGACGATGGCGAAGACTCCGACCGGAACGAGCAGATAGACGAGGTTGTTCATATTCTCTCCCCACCATCAGGGCATTCCTTCGCATAGATGGCAACCGCCAAGGCTGCCCAGAGGTGGGAGGAGATGCCGTAGAGCGGGCCGGGGTTCTTCTTTGTCCCAACCGGCCCCAGCTTGTCGATCAGGGCTTGCCGGATGTTCGCATCCTTCGCCCGCATGGACTGGCAGAGGTGCATCTTGATGTCCTTGCGATAGACCAAGCGAACAGAGCCGGTTCCGTTGTGTTTCTGCTGCTGCATGAAGCGACCAATCCACAGCACGGTCTCGAACGTCTCCTTTCCGACGGGCATTCCATACGACGCCACCATCTCGATCACAACCTCGGCATGGTCCACCCCGAGCAGCGGCAGGACATGATTGTTCGGGACATAGTTGCATTGGTGGATTCGGTCTCCAAGCATCCAGATTGCCGCGCTGTGCGTGGTGCCAGGGTCGATGGCGATGATGTTCATAGCTTCTCCTTGTATTCGAGTTCCAGCAGCAGATTCAGGAAGTGGATGGCTTTCTTGATGTCCTCCGCGCCGTTCTTCTGTCGGTGGCGGGTCACATACTTCACCACTGATCCTTCGATGAAGGGCAGTCCATTGGCGTGGATGTATTCCACGGGCTGGATCTTCATCGTCCTGTAGTGGCTTCCGCCTTCTTGATGGCTCAACGCGCTCATGTTCTGTCAGGGGTGTTCCAGAGACCTTTGGGACAAAGAAATCCCCACTCTCTGGCAATGGCTGGATGATCTCCTATGAAGTTGTGGCAATTTCGACATACGGCAAACCAATGCCTCCGGTCCAGCAGCAGAGACCCGGAGCGTCCACGAGAGTGGTGAACATCCCTAGAAGGTCTGGTTTTGCAGAACTGGCACTTGGGATGGGCTTTCAGGAACTCGATACGGGTCCGGGCATACTCCTCCATCTGGGACCGGCGCTTCTCCGACATGGAGCTGACACGGGCGTATCGCCGAGAGCGGGACGATGGCCGGGACATGGTTCTGGACGATGGTGCAGAGGCTTTGGAATTCATGGACGGAGACGAGGATGACGGACTCTTCGGGGTTCAGTTCGACCACGGACATCACATTGGGATCGACCATGAAGTGGAACATTACCCCTCCTCTTCTACCCACTGCCGGATCACGGCGTTGACCACCTTCTGCCGGTCCCGGAAGGACATGGGTCCGGCGAGGTCGGCGATGTGGTCCCGGACGGCGTCGATGTGGGAACAGCGCATGGCCTTCCCTTCCTTGATCGCCGGTTGGCAGCGGAACTTCCAATGGTCGCACCCGCACTCGCCCCGCCCACCGTTGGCCACGAGGTCAACCAGATGGGAATGGCCGGGTTCGGATCGGCTCTCGACCCAGAACCGGCCACGGGCGTTGTCGGGGACGACCTTCACACGATCTCGCAGAGGAGGTTCACGTAGGGCGTTCCCGAAGGGGTGACGATGTGGCAAACCTTTTTTACCACCACCTCGACTCCGGTCTCGTCGTTCTGGACGACGGTTTCCTCGGCTCTTGGGATATGGCTGGACTGGTAGTCGAACAGCACGTTTCCAGTGTGGGTGTCGATGACGTTGATTTTCATGTGAAGTCGATCAGGAGCGAGCAGCCGTGGTTGATGCCAATGGAGGTGAAGACCGTCCGGATGGACTCAAGACGGTCCGGAGAGGATTGGATCAGATGCTTCCGATGTGAAGCCAGCTCGACCGTCACGCAGCCGCCCTTGTCCATCTCCCGGATGGAGGCGGAGACGGGGCAGTCGAAGACCGCAGAGCAGATGGCCTCCGCCAGCCACTTCACCGCTTCGCGGGGCCAGTCGGGGTTGAACGGCGGCTTGGACTTGGGGAGGGTGACGGCACTGCCGGGGGCATGGACCTCGGAGATGGAAAGCTGCTCGCCCCGGACGACCCCGATGGCCTTCACGATGACGAGCAGCGCCCGGAACATCCGACCTCCCTTGCCGATCAGATGCCCCTTGTCCTTCGCCGCGCAGTGCAACGAGAAGACGGTGATGGACGCGCCCTCCAGATCGGTCTCCACCCGGAAGGACTCTCGGTCCGACACGAGGCATGAGCCGATGGCCTGGAGAACGTCCCTGGCCAGGATGGCGCGTTGCTGGGTCACTTCTTCTTCTTCTTGGGGGCTTCGGCCATCGAGAGGTTGGGCTTCTCCCGCTTGTTCTTCAGCGCCTCCTTGGAGTTCTTCTCCACCTCTTCTGTGAATCCGCCCGGCATGGGGATGGCATCCGGATCTTCCGCCTGAGTGCGGCGCTTGTCCTTGAGCGGATCAACCGTGACCATTCGCATCTTCGGCTCGAACTCGGGGAGTTCTCCGGACTTGTTGATGACCACGGAGAAGATGACGGAGCGCGTCTTGCGGTCGTTCTTCTCCACGGATTTGTCGATGGTCTCCCCGTGGGTGTCGTATAGGTCGAGGATGCCGTCGATGAATGCCTTCCTGTTGGCGGGATGCAGGATGTGTGTCTTGTCGTAGTCGCTCATGGTGGTGTTGGTTTTTCAGGGGATCATCCCCGGAAAGTGTCTGGATCATTCCAGTGCTCGAAGCAGACGGTCAATTGCCGGATGCGCTCGACCAAAGGCTCTCCCCGATCCGGTGTCATGCGGGCCTTCAGGCTATCCCCGTTGTCGTTCGATGTCAGAACGGTCCGCCGGCTGGAGTCGTTCAGGCGGGAGTCGAGGATGTGGAACGTCTGCTCCTCGATCTGCAAGCCCACGTCGCCACGGGCCATGTCGGCCTTGCCGAGGTCGTCGATCAGCAGCACGTCGCAGTCGATGACGCCACGAACGAACGCCGCCAGCTCCGCCTGCGACCGCAGCGCCTTCTCGTGCAGGACCATCTTGAGGCCGATGTGGGTGAACACCCGGACGGACCGGCCGTCGATGAACGGCTTCTCGACCAGCACCCATGCCAGCCGGGTCTTCCCGGTTCTGGATGAGCCGATCATTGTCACAGACCGACCAGCCACATGGAACGCCGAGGCAACCGCATCCTTGTCCTTGAACGGGATGTCCTCCCAGTTGGTCTTGTTCTCGCCCTTGAATGGGCACGCCTTTTCGTAGCGGACGGAGCGGTCCCGCTGTTCCTTGAGGCGGGCGGCCATCGCGCCCCGGTCCTTGAACTCCTCGATGCACCGGGCGTGGTTGATCTGGGGTGCGAGCTGGGCGGCCCGTCGCTGGATCGCCTGCTGGCAGACCTCGGCCTCGTGCTGGTCCAGCCCACGCATGGCATGGGTCCACTCGCGGCCAAGCATTGCGTCGTCGATGTGGACGGGCAGTCCGCAGTAGCGGCAAGGGCCTACTTGCACGACCATGCCCCCTTTGCCTTAAGCAGAGCTTCAATTCGATCCGTCTTGGAGGCGCAGGCGATTCGCGACAGTTCTTTTAGGTTGCGTTCGTAGTCTGGCACATATCCAACAACCGCAACTCCTACAAGCTCCTGAAGAATCTCACCGTGCTTGCGTCTCTCATGGTCGCTCAGTGTCGCCTCTGCGGAAGCAATGGCATTTAGGTCTTCATGGAAATTAGGAACCCAACCTTGATCAGACCAAAGTCCAATGCGGCTTGTGTCTCCTTGGAATCTGACATTCTGCATGTCCAACCAATGAATGTTGGTGTGCCCCAGTAATTTACCCATCTCGATTCGCTGCTCAGTCTCGTCCATATCAGAACCCTTTCCTTTCCAGCCGTGGATGCACCTTCGACAGCTCGACCACGATCTTGCTGTAGGCCCCGGCAAAGCCCGCCAGCGTCGAAGCCTGCGTGTTGCAATTCCAGAACTTGGGAAGCGTCGGAACATCCCAAGCCAATCGTGCGTTCTTGATCGCGCTCTCCGGGTTGATTCCGGAGGCGAGGAGTTTCTTGGCAGCGGTTCCATCCTTGCCGCCTTGGAAGACGTAGGGGCTGCCGAACCGCTCCTGAAACGCCCGGCACCAGAGGTCGATCAGTTGTTGGTGGGGAGTCATGCCTTGCTCCTTTCGGCCATCATCGCATCTGCAAGCTCATAGCAGAGTTTTGCGATGCCTTTCTTTTCGGGTGAATCAGAGCCCATCACATCTTCCGGAAAAGTTTTGAATGCCCAATAGGACTCCGGATTTTGAGAGGCCAAGCTCCCTGATAAAGCCTGACCAGCAAACCAGTCTCGCAAAGTCATGCCACTTTGGCCGGAATTGATGCAGTCGCCCTGTGGATTCCATTCAGCAGGCTGTGGAAACGCGGAGGTGATATTGTCCTTCATTGCGTGATGGCTTTGATGAAGCGCGAGGGCGTCATCGTTGTGGTTTGTCCGGAGAAGTCCCGGCCTTCGGCGCAGGACAGGATGACCACGGACTTCCGCGCCCGTGTGATGGCCACGTAGGCCAGTCGCCATTCCTCGGAGTCGTCCTTCTTGAATCCGGGGAACATCTCGTCGCACCAATAGGGCAGGATCACATGGTCGAACTCGCGCCCCTTGGCGGCGTGGATGGTGCAGAGCAGCGGCACCCGCTCGTCTCCCGAGGATTGGGACAGGGCTTCAGGATCTGCCATCGCAGCAGCAAGGGAGACCCAAGAGCGGTCTATCTCGGGAAGGCGGTCGTGGATGGCCATGACCAACACCTTGGTCTGCGGGCTGGTGTTGAGCGAGTCCAAGGTGGCTTCGATCTCGGAGATGTCCGGATGCTCGTCGTCCCAGACCAGCCGACAAAGGCTCACACACTCCTCGTTGGCCTTGCGCTTCAGCTCGTCGGCCTTGGCTTGGGAGACGGAGGAGGCGAAGGCATAGGCCATGACCTCGCTCTCAGGGTTGGCCAAGAAGCCAACCAAGGCGCACGCAGCGTCCCAGTCCTCGGGCTTCTTCGCCTTGCCGTGGACGCGATGGGCGATGTCGTGCTTCCGCAGGTCTTCGGAGATGGCGGCGATCTGCCAGTTGAAGCGGCAGATGATGGCGGTGTTGCCCCTAAACTCATCAATGGCTTCGAGAATGGTTTCCAGATGCCTTTCCATGTTTTCCGCGTTGAAAACCTCGCAGAACGAGCCCAGCCACATCGGGTCGAAAGACCGCATCAGCTCTTTGTCCGGAAGATGCGGGGAGAGCTTGTTCGCGAACTCGACGATCTGCCTCGCGGACCGGTAGTTGGTCGTCAGCTTGAAGTGGGAGAAGCTCGGCATCGCCATCAGCTCCAACATGCAGTTCGGATCGCCGCCCCGGAACCCGAAGATCGCCTGCCGGATGTCGCCGACCACGAGCCTGCGCTCGACCACCATCCGCATGTAGAGGTCGTGGTCGGACCGGGAGACATCCTGATACTCGTCCACCATCAGGACCGAGAAAGGAACCTTGCCCTGGTTCTGGATCAACGCCTGTTCCGCCCAGTGGAGAATGCCGTCGAACGTGACGAGCCCCTGTGCCGCCAGCTTGCCGTGGAACTCTGCAAACAGAGTGCGCTCGTTGAACCGGTCGGATTGCCGAGAGACCGCCCGCTTGGCGTGCTCGAACGTCCCTTTCCAGACCACCCGCTTCATCGCTTCGCGGAGGAATCCGTTGGCCGTCCGTTCGTCCACCACGGAAACTCCCTTGTGGAAGCCGATGCTGGGTCCGTTCATGCGCAGATAGCGCAGCATCAGGCCGTGCAGGGTGCCGACGAAGCCGGGATCGGGAAGCTCGTGGATACGGATGCGATGGGCCAGCTCGGCGGCGGCGGCCTGGGTGTAGGTGACGATGACGGCCTGAGTCGGATCAGCGACACCAGATTCGACCATCTGCTTGTAAGACAACCCAAGAACGCGGGTCTTCCCAGCCCCGGCACAGGCGGAGACGACGATGGTCTTCGATGTCTTGACTGCATCGACGACGGCTTGTTGCTCGGCGTTAAGCACGGGACACCTCCACGAAATGCTTCTTCGACAGTTTGCCGTAGCCCTTGTTGGACACGTCGGCTCCGATGAACTGGTCGATCACCCCGTCGGCCAGCAGCTTTTGGATGGTCTCGATCAGCTTCTGCTTCGTGCTTTCGTGCAGCTTTCCCAGTTCGTCGATGACGACCACCCGGCACTTGGTTCCGGCGGAGAGCGCGAGCTGCAACCCGGCGGCAGCCATCGCCTCCTGGGCTCCTGACAGGCTGACGAACGGGATGAACCGTCCGGCACTGAATCCGATCTCCCCCTCCTCGATGCAGAGGGACATTCCCAATGTGGGAGCCAGCAGCAGGTTGGCCTTTTCCAGCAGCGGGGCCACCGAGTCGGACAACAGCTTCCTCCGGTCCTCCCGTTCCAGCTTCAAAGCTTCCCGCGATTTCTCGATCCGGGGATTGATCTGGTCCAGCTCCGCCTGCATCCGGTCCTCCTCCGATCTGGACCCGCAGTGCTGAATCCACTCCCGCTGCTGCCGCTCCATCTGGGCGACGGAGGTTGATACGAGGTTGTAGTAGTCCTGCCATTCCTTGATCGAGGCTTGGATGTCCACCAGCGGCCTCATGCACTGCATCCGGGTGAACGCCTCAGCCATCGCGTCCTGATAGCTGGTGGCCGCCACGTTCTTCAGGAACTGGACGGTGTTCCCACAGTGCTCACACACCGGCTCCGGGGCTTCCTTGATCGCCTTCTCCTGCGCCCGCTTCAACGCCTCCATGTTGCGCTCGGCTTCGATCAGTGCCGACTTCTCCGACTCGAAGTTCCGGAGATGGCCTTGAGCCTCCAGCATCTGCCGTTTTGCCTGCTCGATCTGCTGGGCCAAGTCCTTCGGTGGCTCCTTGATGATGATGAAAGTCTCAACCTTGGCGGTGATCGCCTGCTCCAGCGTCTTCTTCCGGCGCATGTCGTCGGAGATCGAGGCTTCGAGCTTGGCGATGGATTCCTCAAGGGCCTTGAGGACCGGCGCGTTCTCCGGGGAGATGCAGAGGGACATGAGGAACTGCGCCCGGTCGGCCTTGGACTTGTTCCAATACTGGCTCAGGTCCAGCAGGTAGTCCGGGAACTCCTCGTTGATGGCGATCTCGCCCTTCACCACCCCCTTCTTCTCGACCAGCTCGACCGTGTTGGTCTTCCCGTTGTCGAACTCGACCTCGACCTTCATCCGGTCGCCGGAGGAGAAGGCGCGGAAGATGTCGGGGTTCTTGCGCGGGATGCGGGGATCGTAGCCGAGCATTCCCAATCGCAGGGCTTCGAGGACCGAGCTTTTCCCGTGGCCGTTCGGACCGTGGAAGATGGTGATGTCTCCGGGATAGTAGGCAAAAGAAGCCCCCTTGAAATTGATGCCGCTGATTCTGGTGATTTTCATGGTGATGGTGATGAAGGCCCGTCCCCTTATGGCCGGGGACGGGCCGGTGACTGCGCTGGATTCCTACATCTGGCCTTCAGAGGGCCACGGAGCGTCTTCAGGAAGCGGCACTGGAGCAGGGGCATAGCCGGAAGGCGCGGGAGGGCGCGGCGCTTGAAACGCCGGAGCCATCGGTTGCTGGACCTGTGGCGGCGCTGGAGGGCGTGGAGCGGCCGGACGCGGCGCGTTTTGGACCGCCTGCTGGTAGGCTTGGGGCGGCGGCGTCTGGCGTGGATCAGGGCGGAACTGGGCGGGCTGAGGTGCCCCATCTTCACCGAACGGAACATCCCCGGCCTGCGGCAGGCGGACGCGGGTGCCACCAACGAACTTTCCGCCCATTGTCACGTTGGCGTCGTTGTAGAGCGTGACCTGTTGGTTCGTCAGATGCGTGAGGACTTGTTCCTCCGACTGCAATCCGAACGCCCGGATCAACTGCTGGGCGATGATGGGTTTCATCACGAGTCCCTTGTCGGTCTCGTGGAACTTCATCACATACTTTTCGTCCGGGGCTTCTTCCCTCTTCGCCACGTTTTCACGGGTGAATCCCTTGATGGTGAGGACTGATCCGTTTCCAACGTCTTCCTTGGCCAAGTAGCGGCTGTTTCCAAATAGGCTCATTGCGGTTTCTGGTTCTGGTGTTGATGTCCGTTGCGGGCGACCCGGCATCGGGTTCTGGCCCCCGAAACGGAACAGCCCCGTTGTCACAAAAACAACGGGGCTGCGCAACCGGCATTCTCAGTAGGGTCGCCACTTCTTCCGCCGCCTCTTGAACAGCAACGGGATCAACCTGCGGATACGACACGCGAGGTCCAGCAGATAGACGATCACAGCAGGTCTTTGATCTGGGGTGACGACGTGGTGCTTCCGGTGTGCTTCTCGATCAGTTTCTGGACGACTTGGATCGCTCCGGTCGCCTCCTGTCGGCGCTGCAACGCCTCGACGATCTTGGCGTCCAGTTCCTTCCCCTTCTCCGTGGACTGGAGGGCCGTCCGGATCTCCTCAACGCCTTGGATGGTGCCGACAAGGGCGGCTTGGTTCTTCGCCTTCTGGTAGCGCATCCAGATACCGAAGGCGGTGGTCGCAAGGGCGATCAGGCCGGATAGTAGTTCCTGCGTCCGCGTGTCCGGGTTCGTCACCTGGACGATGGGCTGGAGGACTGGGATGGTCTTGGCTCCCGGAGTGATGACACCGTTCTCGTCCATCTCCCCGGCGATCTGGAGGGTGCCCGGGTGGGCGACGAGGTTGGTGGTCGGCTCCTGCGCGAGGAGAGGAAGGGCCAGCAGGGGGATCAGAAGGATCTTCATGGCCCGGATGGAACCATCCATCAGGAAGCCCGGCAAGGTCAGGGAATGAGGGCGACCGCCGCACCTGCGGTGGACCCGGTGGCAACTGCGGTGGCGGTGATGACATTGGCTCCGGCCGTTCCGGAGGTGCTGCTGCCGCCGGAAGACGTGCTGGTGCCCACCGCGCCGTCGTAGTCCTCGTTGGCTCCGGACCAAGTGTAGCTGGTGTTCGATGCGGACAGGGCGGTGGCGACCAAGGCACAGCCAGAAGCCCCGGTGACGGTGAAGGTGGTGGTGGTTCCTGTGGTGGTCTGGGCGTCGATGTTCACCGAGGACACGCCGGTCGCGCGGTAGGTTCCGATGCGTGCCCGCAAGGTCGTCTCGTTGAACGTCAGCACGATGTCCCCCGTGGTTCCGGTCGGGACAGTCGCGTAGAAGATGCCTGCCATCGACATGTTGCCACCCGTGGTGTTGTTCGTCGCCACAGCCAGTGTGGCGCTGATGCCACCAATTGTGCAGGACGGAAAAGTCAGGCTTGAGCCGCCGTCACGGGTGCCGAACGCCACGACGATGACGCGATTGGCTGCGGCGGCTCCAAAGCTGACGCCCGACCATGTGTAGCTGCTCTGGGTGGCGTTGGTGGAGTAGGCCCCAAGGAAGGACAGGGTGATCCCGGAACTGGGCAGCGGAGGTCGGCTGACGAGCTGGAGGAACGACGGATCGCGCAACCCCTGCTGGCCGAACGCCGACAGGGCCATCAGGCACAGCAGCAGGAGGGTCTTCACGGCTGGACCGCTCCTCCCCAGAACGCCCGGTTCTCGTCGATCTGGAAGACCACCCGCGCGGCCTTCCCGGTCGGGATGGTCAGGGTGTTGGTTCCGAACGGAACGATGGTGTTCGTCACGTCGAAGTTGAAGCTGCTGCCGCTGTTGTTGGTGATGAGCACCCCGACGAATCCCCGGAAGCCAGCGGGGTTGAAGCCGCTCACGGAGATCACGCGCACATCCGCCGCCATGTTGATCGTCCGTTCGTTCAACGCCGGGTTCAGGATGAAGTTCGTGGTGTCCGACGAGGCGGTCCAGAGGCTTGTTCCGTAGAGCACACCGTTGGTGACGTTGATGTGCGGGAAGTTGGTGTCTCCGGCTGAGCTGAGACGATAGTCGATGGAGCCGTTGGCCGTGTTGTTCGACGGGGAGGCGGTGATTCCACCAAGCCCAAAGACCCGGACAGCGTTGGTGGCGGAGGTGAATTGGCGGGTGAAATCGGGAAACCCAATGCCGCCACCCGTGGCCTGGAACCTGACTATTCCATCCGCACCAACGATCAGTGTCCCAGTCGTTGCCGCGTTTGAGATTGATAAGGCGTTCCTGCCGCCTATGTCGGTGTATGTCCTGTTGTCGCCGTTGACCAGCAACACGGTCGTGTTGCCCGCCGAGTTGGACCTGGAGATCAGGCCGAGATAGGCATAAAGACCGCCCATCGCCGAGAACGACGCATTTCCAGCCCCGCCAGAGGTCACGTCAGAATAGGCCGTCCCTCCGGCCTCCAAACCCAGATAGTGTCGATTCTGGCCCGTCCGGTTCGTTGTCAGGATCGTGAAGACTCCGCGATCCGTTCCATCAATCAGAAGCGTGACTCCGGGGGCCGTGTTGGTGGTTCCAACGCTGACCATTCCGGAGGGTCTGGCAATGTTGGTTCCAACAAGGGTCCAATAATTGGTGGTCAGTCCATTGGTCGCGCTGGACAGCAGGTTCAGCACGACCGCCAGTGTCGGGAAGGTGTTGGTGTTGATCGCCAGGTTGTTCCCGTTCGTGGTGAAGCTGTTCGTGCTCACCATCTGCCACGTCAGGACGTAGTTGGTGTTCAGTCCGATGACGACGCCGTTGTTGGTGAACTGCGTGGAGAGGAAGCTTCCGTAGGTGGGGCTGGCCGCACGGGCGAGCAGCGGCATCAGCAGCAGGATCAGCAAAAGTCTCAGGATTCTCATGTCCACTCGTTGTTGGAGGTTCCGGCCGTCGTCTTCCAGTAGAGCACTCCGTTGGTGGAGTCCATGCACAGCGCGGGGCCGGTGGCGGAGACCACCCCGTTCGGGTTTCCGGCGTTGGCAAACACCCGCTGGGGGATGGTGACGGCTGCGGTCCCGCCCCCGGCGTCCGTGACCGTAACGTCGCCGATGAAATCCAAGGTGGTTGCCGGAGTAAGGACCGGCGTTCCTTTGTCCTCCACATTCACGCCGGACGATCCTCCACCCCCCGGAATCGTGATGTCCGCCCGCCCACCTCCGGCGTCCGTGACGGTGACACCGTCTCCGATGAAGTTCAGGACCGAGGCGGGAGAGACAACTGGGACACCCTCGTCCTCGACATCAACCGACCCACCACCGCCGCCGCCACCGCTCTCTTCGATCAGGCAGAGCAGCGCGACGATGGCCAGAGCCCTTTGATTTGGCTGGATGCAGGCGTAGCACGCGGCTTCCGCCATCAGCTCTTCGGGATCGCAGGCCATGTCAGGCAAAAAGGTTGGTCCAATGCAGGGCTCGCTTCCACCAAGGCTTCTTGGGGACGATCACCGCCACCGGCGCGGGAGCAGGAGCGGCCACTTGGGCGGTCTGAATCCGGATCGTCTCCAGATCCGCCTTGGAAGCGGCTTCTTGGAGCTGGCGCTTCAGCTCGGAAACCTCCGCTTCCAGGGTCTTGGTGCGGGTCTGCTCGGCCACGAGCAGAGCGACAGCGGCTTCTTCGGCGGCATCCAATGCGGAGCCGTCGGCTTTCTGGTCCACCTTCTGGTCCAAGGCCAGCAGGGCCTCCTGCCATGCGGAGGATTCGATCTGCCGCGCCTCGACCAGAGAAGCGAGCGAGCTTTCCAGCGCGGCGATGCGGTTGACCGGACCTTCGTCCGGAGGCGGAGGAGCCATCATCACCGGAACCGGCATGGACGAACCGGCTTGGACCCAATCCCCGGAGTCTCCGCCTTCCGGCAGCGTCCAGAGGGTGCCGTCGTCCTGCACATAGAGGGCCGGTCCGGCCGCCTCGATGCTGCCCACGGGAGAATCTGGGCCGCTCAGGATGGAGTTCCCGGAGCCGCCATCGCCTCCGCCTCCGGCTTCGCTGATCTGGCAAAGCAGGGCCACGACAGCCAACGCACGCTGGTTCGGCTGGATGCAGGAGAAGCAAGCAGCTTCGGCCATGAGGGTTTGGGGATCGCAGGGCATGTCAGGACTGGGAGATTTGACAGAGCAGGCTGATCGAAACGAGCTGCGCGTCCGCCTGGTTCATGGAGGAGAATCGGGCAACCGATTCAAGGAGGGCCTCGGAGGACACATCCGCACCGGGGTCGATGGACTTGAGCCACCGCGCCAGAAGGGCGATGGCCACAAGCTCAAGGTCCGCCTCGTTCATTCCTGAAAAGGCGGACACCGAGGCGATCAGATCCTGGGGCGAACAGGCCATCAGGTGTTGGTCCCCTTGCCGATCTCGCAGAGGAGGAACAGCAGCTCCTGGTCGAGCGTCCGGTCGCCCTGCGCGAAGAACACGGCGGCTTCCGTCAGAACCTCGTTGGGATCGGTCGGAACCGTTCCGGGAGTGACGGCATTGGCGTTCCGCAGGAACACACCGAGAAGGGCGGCGTTCAGCCGGTTATCCGTCATCGGCTGGAGATCCTTGGCTGCGGTGGCCAAGTCGGTCGGGTCCGTGTAGTCGCCGCCACCGAGCGCGTTGAGCTGTGCCGCCAAGGCATAGACCATCGCGGCCTTGGTCTTCTTGGGGCCGATGGCAGGCCAGGAGAAGGGCGTGTTGTTGGACCAGTCGGCGATGTTGCAGGTTGAAATGGGCATGGGTCAGACGGTTTCTGTGGTGGCGGCTTCCAGGATGCCGTCTCCGGTTTCGGGGTCTATCTCCGCAACGGTGAAGGTCACGGTGTCACCAACCTTGGCGTCGGCGATCATTGCGGCGGGGGCGTTGAGGCGGGGAGCGGCGGCACCGACCGACCCTTCGGCCATCGGGTCGATCTCCTCGCTTCCCACGACGGAGACCTCTTCGTCCTCGGCATCCTCCATCTTCATCTTCCGGCGCATCGCCGGGGGCATGTAGCGTCTTCCGTTCATGGTGTTCCTTGATGAAAAGGAGGCTCCCGCATCCGTTCGGGAGCCTCCGGTTGGGACCGGTTACTCGGTCACGCAGACATCGTTCCCAGAGTTGGTGTTCTGGGCCGTGTAGGGAGGCGTGTCGGAGCAGCGCGGCAGGTCGATGACGCAGCCGGGCTCGCGGAGGTGGAGGATCGGGATGGTGATCTCCGGATACTGCATCTCCGTCGCCGTCACGAAGTCGGCGAAGAACATGCCCTTGTTGCCCGCCTTGTTGTCGATGACGCACTCCTCGCCCGTGTCCGGGTCGATGGCGACGAACGACAGGGAGTCGGGTCCGATGAACTTCCACGCACCGGCGAGGTCGCGGGTGATGAACGGCATCCGGGGGTTGACCTGCTCCAGATCGACCGAGTAGCGGACCATCGCGTCCGGGTTCCAGATCGGGGAATACTGGATGGGGGCGTTGAGCCATAGGTCGGACGGACGGCGGCGGATGCCGACGGTGGTCGCGACGTTCTCGAACGGGAAGACCCGGCGCAGCTTGCCGCCACCGATGGGATAGAAGCGCATCGGCCACTTGTCATACTCGAAACCGATGTTTCCGATGGCCCGGTTGATGCCGTATTTGGCGAGCTGACTGGCCGGCCCGAAGTCGGTCCAGCGGAACTGGTTCGCCAGATCGGGATTGCCGGTGGTGAGCTGCTGGACCGTGATGGGATCGAGCTTCATCATGAACATCCCGTCCGGGACATACTTCGAGTCGAAGTAGCCGTTGGACTGGAGGTATTCGTAGAAGCTCTGGAGGTAGGGCACCGTGAGCTGGGAGCTGATCTGCGCCACCACCAGCTCGGAGCCGAGGTCGATCTCGGTGCAGTCGGCGGTGATGGTGCCGTCCACGATGGGCACCTCGGCGCGGTCGCGGCCCGCGAGGTAGATGCGGCTGTTCTTGAACAGCGAGTCGGAGCGCAGCTTGTCGCTCCAGATCGCGCGGGTGGAGTCGTTGAGACCCTTGATGACCTGCTGCGCCTGCATCCACGCCTCGGTCTGGGTGTTCATCTGGTCGAAGCAGAGAACATTGGTCTGATACCGAATCCACTCCTGCGAGAAGGTGGTCCGGTTCCAGCCCCAGCCGATGGCCTTGGTCGGAGGGTCGCAGGCCGCGCACTCCTGGTTCTGGTAGTCGCGGGCGGTCCAGCATCCCTTGGTGTCCGGATACGCCATGTGGAAGCGGTTGCGGACGTAGGTCGTGCCGTTGAACGAAGGCCAACGCTCGGTGCGGATCTTGCCGAACCATGCGTCATCCCAAGGATAGCGGTCCTTCAGGAACCCCGTCGTGTAATGCGGGGTGTTGTCGTAGAAGTAGTCGTAGAACTTGCTGCAATCGAATGCCATACGGTTGTCTTGGTTGCTGCCCGTCTGGGATTGATCGCATCCGGGCAAAATTTCTTTTGCTGCCGGACTTGCGGGGTCCGCTGCCGAGGGGATCGGCTACGCCTTTCCGGAGGGTGATTCCCGGTTACACCGTTCTGATGGGAAGAAACTGCCTAGTGATCCAAAGGTCAACTAGGAAAAAACTGCCTACCTCAATCTGCGGCTCGGCCAAGCGACACGATCCCGGCATTCGGTTCTGGTGTTGTCGAAGATGTGATGGGGGCGAATTCGGTCTTCGTGCTTGGGATGAAAGACCAGCTTGTGATGGGTCAGATCGAACAAGCCCTTCTGATCCACCACGTTGAATGCACCCAGCATGATCGCATCCCACGACGAATGGCCGATCCGGTATTCAGATGGGTAAATTTTGCCTACCTCTTTCCAAACGGATTGATGGGCGCAGAAAAAATCCATCCCGAGATCGACCACCTTGGACGATCTGGTGTCTTCCGTGAACTCCCATCGCCACGAAACCGCACAGCTTCCACCGGACTGGTGGACAAGCCGGATGATCTGGGAAACCTGGTGCCCGATCACAATGTCCGCATTCACGATGGCCGACCATCCGGGAATTTTTGAGCAACAGTCCACCAGCCGGACTATCCTTGGAAAGGGATCGGTCGGAACGAAGAGGAACTTGCTTCCCAACCTCTCCTTTGGACCAAACAGGACGACGCGCTCGAAGGCCCGCTCCCAAGAATCGAAGGCCCGTTGCTGGTTTCGCAGGATGGGCGGCGTGCAGTCCTTGAACGGTCGATGGGAGGAGACCGCGATCACAATCCGATGAGCTTCCTGATCTGGGCCTCCGTCTCCGCGCTGATTCCGGCGTGAGACCAAAACGCTTGCTTCCTGTCCACCGGGTAGGGCGGCTTCTCCGCGTCGAACCATGTGAAGCGGTCGTGCATGAAGCGATGCGCGTAGGCCCCCATCGCTGTCCAGTCCATGCGCGTGCAGGGATGGTCGTTCTTTCCCTCAAGCATCCATGCCTCGAAGGGCTTCCGCTGGACCTTTTCCACATGCGCCCTGTAGGCGGGATAGAAGTCCACCGGGAAAACCCCGGTGTTCATGCACATCGTATAGACATCGGTGTTGTATCCGAGCTGGCGGTCGGTCGGAGCCTTCCACTGGAAGCAGTCGCTGATGACCTTGAACGAGGGCTTGGCCGGGTCTCCAACACCCAGAGAAGCCCAAGACCGGATGATGTGATAGGGCCGGTCGTTCCAGAAGAAATGCTCCGGCGTCGTCGGCATCCGGAAAATGCAGTCGGCATCGCAATGGAGGACGTATCGGGTTCCCGATGGGACAATCCTTTCGGCGTTCGCCATCTGGATCTGATGGGAAAGGAACCCCTTCCCCTTCGGTTCTGGATGCGGATGCAGGCGAACGCCGAATTCGTCCACCAGTGGCCTGAACATCGCGCCTTCATGTTCGGGGTGGGCGATGGTGATTCCCTGGAACCCGGAGCAATGCCTTCGGATGGACCGCAAACACCACCGCAACCAGTCGAGGTCGGACACCATCTTGTTGGCCACCGTCAGTCTCTTGGTCCCGAACGTGGCGATCAGGATCTCCGTAGGGCCATCCACCTTGTTTGGATTCGGATCTGTCATGGTTCCTTTGCTTGCGTGCTGCGGGACGTTGTTCTCCAGATCGGATGGGTCCGAGTAGAACGCGCATCCATCCAGGTCTTGGGTTTCGATTCTTCGTTCGGGATGTAGGCAAAATTTGCCCATCTCCGAGAACTGGGCGCGGTTTGGTGCCCACCACATGCAGCCTTTGCACGCCATCACAGCTTGAATCCTCCCATCAAAAGGTTGAGCAGGCTCTGGTCTTTGACCCTGTGCAGCATCACGGCACTGGGTTTCAGGTTTCTTCGGACATCCCCTTCGGTCAGGAGCATGGGGACCCGACCTCCACCCACCTCGGACCATTTGTCTCCCTCGATGGACCAGACATGCTGCATCAGATGTGATGCGTCCTTGGCGTAGGGGGTCATCTCGCTCTTGGCCACATAGTCCCACGCAAGATCCTTGGCGGACATGGCCGAAGGCAGAAGCTCAACGGTCTGCCTTGGATAGACGGATACGCCGTTCAGGTGGCCCATGTCCTTCACGACCGGACCCATGAACGCCTTCCCTGAGAAGGCATACTCCTCTTCTATCCTCTGGACCCAATCCGGAGTCAGCGCCACCGCATCCGGCTCCATCCATAGCCACGATCCGATCATGGACATGTGCTTGGCCGTCTGTTGCCAGACCCAGTTTGGAGCCATTGGCCATCCTCCGTTGGGCGGTTTCCTGTGAAGAAAGTGGGACGTGTTCGGAAAGGACTTCCGAAGGGTTTCCGTGAACACGCGCAAGGTGTCGCGGTTCAACGTCGGGTCGTGGGCTATGATCGCCTTGTGGGTCCACTTTCCAAGCTTGGCCAGCCACCGGGCATGGGCGATGGCCAGATGAACGTCGCCGTTGTGGACTGGGAAGACGACGGTCATTTGGACTTCTTCTTGGGGCGACCACCGAGACAGCCGTTGAGCCGGGCGGCCTTCGCCTTCTTCCGGCTCTTCACGCTACCGGCCCGGCGGGCCTTTTCCTTTCGCTGCTCCGGACTCACTTGGTCTTCTGGAAGAAGTGCTCCTCCAAGGTCTTGGGCTCGGTCTCGATCTGCTGGCGGCTGGAGGTGGGCTTGCCCGGCTCTCCTGCCTCATACTTCTTCAGCTTCTCCCGGAGCTGGGCCAGCTCGGTGTTGGCCCGCTTGAGCGTGAGAGCCTGTGTGCGGAAGGCGATGGCGCTGTTGCGGATCTTGGCGTCGAGGCTGACCCGCTCCTGCGGGGTGAGCTGGTTGCGGCGCTCGGAATAGGCCACGTCCACGATCTCCCGGGCGGCGGCTAGGGTGTCGTTGAACTCCTTGTCGTTGGGCTGCTCCTTGAGGAGGGCGGGCAGCTTCTCGACGATGCCCTTGTTGGCGTCTTCCCAGAGGCGGAGGCTTTCTTCCTGACGGACCCGCTCCTGCGCCTTGCGCTCCGCTTCGAGCTGGGCTCCGCGTTGCTGGTATTCGGCCTTGGCGTTGGCCGCGCCTTCCTGGAGCGACTTCAGGGTCTGCCGATGGCCCATGATGGCCGGGGCGGCATCGCCGAACATCTTGCGGGCTTCGCGCCATGCCTGCCCCTCGGGGAGATGGTAGAGCTGGATGAAGTCCTGCTCGGTGGCCTGACGGAACTTCGACTCCTCGCCCAGATCGGGGTTGCCGGGGATCTCGACCTGGAACTCGGCCAAGGATTTGATGGCCTTCTTGTAGGCGTCCTCCGTGGGCTTCAGCCACTTCTCCTTGTATTCGGCGGAGGACTCGTAGCGGGTGACGCGCAGCTCGTTCTCGTGCTCCTCGAACCGCTTCTTCGTGTCGTTGTAGCTCTTGGACAGATCCTCGTAGTCCTTGCGTTTCTCCAGCTCGGCCTTGAGGGACGCCACTTCCTGCCGGAGCTGGTCACGCTCGGTGGCCAGCACGCGAAGATTCTGCTCCTTGGAGCCCTTCTCGGGAGCCTTTTCTGGCGGCTTCTCCTGCGGCTTGGGCTTGGGATCGTCGAACGGATCGTCGATCTGGGTCGGCTCTTCCTTGGTGGGCTCGGTTTTGGGCTCCTCCTTTTCCGGGGGCGTCGGGTTGTCCGGGCCGGGAACCTTCATCATCGGCACGTTCGGCGGAGGGGCGTCCCGGCCTTTCAGCTTGGGCTTGGGCGCGTCGGAGGTGGCCTTGCGGAAGCCCTCTTCAAGGCTGGCCAGCGAGTTGTTCTGGCTGTCGAAGTTCTGGGGCATTCCCGGCTCGGGAGAGGCGGGAGCTGCGGGAGCGGCCGGAGCGGCGGCATCCGCCGGGGCCATGAGGATCTTGGTGATGTTCATTTCTTGGGATTGTTGCGGGACTTCATCAGCTCTTGGGCACGTTTCAGGACTTCATCGGGCGGAATCAGCTCGGGCGTCGTGAGCGGGGCTGGAGGAGTCACCTTCTGCGCCCCTAGCCCGGTGAGATGCTTCAGGAACTCGCCGATGGCGTAGCTCTGCCGCTCGTCGGGATGGGCCATCATCACGTAGGACGACAGCGCCACCGTCGCCAGCTCGTTGAAGTTCTAGTCGTTGTGGATCTGGGCGGCGTAGTCCTTGAGCTTCTTGTTCAGCTCGATGACCCGCTCGGGGTTGAATTGGCTCATCTGCGTTGGGTTTATAGAAACCCAACATGGTAGGCAAGAATTGCCTATTGGGATTCCTCGGCGGGACCGAACCCCATGTTGGCCTTGATCTGCTTTGTGACCGCTGAATGCACGGACCTAAGCCATCCTTCGGCGCTCTTAGTGTTGCCGTAGTCCCTGATCTCAGCAGCGATCCTTTGCTGCATCCTGTAGGGCTGGTTCGAGATGTCGCCGTATTCCTCTGCCCGAGCAGCTCGCGCTTCCTCGATGAAGAGGGGCATTTGACGAAGGGACTGGATGTTCTCGCGGATGGTTGCCTTGAACTCCTGTCCGTAGGCTTGCGCGTAGCGATACCACTCGTCCTCTGTCATCTGGCGACGCACCCCCTCGCTGTCCACGATCAGCGAGGTGCGCCCCGGCCAAACGGGATTCACCCCATTGGCCATCCATGAGGCCAACAGATTCATCTCGGGCTCGTTGTCCTGCGACCGGATGATCCGGGACCAAGGAAGGCGCTCGGTTTGGATCGGCTCGCCGAAGATGTTCAGCTCGGGTTTTCCGGCGTATCGGCGGGCGAAAGGAATGGACCGCAGCACAATGCCGAATCCAGGGTCTTGGTTGTCCGGCTTGTAATTGTTCGGGTCGGCCAGCGTGTCGATGTCCTTGAGGAGCGACGAAAAAGGAACCGTCCCGGAGGTGATTCCGGTGGCCGCTCTCTGAGCTGCCTGACCGACACGCTCCAACCCCTCCGCCGGGTCTTGAGACCTGCCGTAGGAGTCCACCCCGAACAGGCGCGAGGCTTGGCTCAACAAAGGAAGCTCCGTCAGGTAGGAGAACCCAGCCATTGAGCCATTCGCGATCTGGCGCATGGCCGTCTCCTCGTTGAACTCGCGACCCTTGTAGAGCTGGGCATCACGAATCGCCCCCACCATCGCCATCGCTCCGGCGAACGGCCATTCCTTGTAGGAGACGCTGCGGATTTTCCCGGTCTCGGGATCAACCTTCCAGATGGAGTTCGGCTGAACCCCCTGCTGTCGAAGATTGCGGAGCTGCGCCGGGTTTATCCCGGCAAAGGAACCGGTGATCTCCCACTCGTCATCGTCGTGTTCCTTGAACAAGAAACGGGAGGCGACGAGGGTTGCAATCGCCAGTCCGGCGGCAGCCTTCAAGGCCACCTGTCTGCGCTGTTCAGGGGGAAGGTTCGGAGAAAAAGCATCTACCACTCCGGGGCGGACTCCGCGCTGTTCCAGATAGCTTCTGAAGGCCGGAGATGACCGGGCGTAGTTGATCGGACCTGTGACCGGATTCCAGTTCGAGGCGTTGGCCGCGAGATTGATTCCAGCACGAAGGAACGTCCCTCCCAAAGCCGCTCGGGCCACGAACGGAATCTGGACCAAGAAGTCGTAGATTTTCCCACCGAGCCCCGGAGGATGCTGATTCAGATTGGCGACACGGCCAAGTTCATCCGCGCCTTCCTTGATGTCCTGTGCGACTCCTTGTTCAAGAATCTCCCGCTGACGCTCCCGGACATCCAGCGGCTTCGGGTTGGTGACTCCGTTGGCTTTGAACTCGTCGATGGCCTGCTGTTTGGCCTGCTCGGTCAGATTCCGGTCGTGCTTGGCCATCAATGCCCCAAGGGACTCCATGTCCCCACGGGAAAGCGCCGCGTAGTAGGCCCCGGCATCCCGGACGCCAAGCGAGAAGAGTTGGTCGGCTCCGGTCAGAAACCTCTGGACCAAGCCCGGAGATCCTGCGAGACGCTTTCTCCAGTCGGGGCTTCTCAGCAGCTTCTCGAACTCGTTCGCCCTGAACCTGCCCTCCAGGTTGTCCTTCAGCATCCGGTTGAACTCCGGGAAGCGCGAGTAGTCCCCGGTGGTGACGACATCGTAGAACCTGCGGGCACCCTCCGGAATGGCCTTGGCGAAATCACCGAGGATTCTCCAAGCAACATCCGGCCTTTTGAGGGCCGTGGCCGTGTCCAGCGCGGCCCCGAGCGTGTTCAAGAGGCCGAATCCTGCGCTTCCAGTGAGGATGGTGGCGGCCGTCCCTGTGCCGCTCAGGACGTTGGCATACCAGAAGGACTTCGCCAGTTCGTAGGGGTCGATGGATTGCGAGTCCTCGATCAAGGTCTTGGCCTGTTGCAGGAACTTGTTCCGGATGATGCCTTCCGGTGCTCGCTGCGCCTTCTGTCCCAGCTCCGCCAGCTTCTTGGCCGTGGGTCCATCGAACGCCTCGACTCCCAGCTTGGCCGCGATCTGGTTCCGGATGGCTTCGTTGTCCAGCAAGCCCTGATTGGCCAGCTTGAACATATCCGGGATCGTCTCGCGGATGCTGTCCCGAACCTTTGGATCGGTGACTTTGGGCAGCGGGACCAATCGGGCGAACGCCGCCCGGAAGTATTCGGTGCGCTGGCGTTCCCACGCACGGTCCAATGCGGCAGCGAGAGCGGTCTTCGACGATGGCGTGAGGTTTGCCACGCGAGGGTCTTTGCTCGCCCTCTCAAGGATCATCGCCCGACGCGCCTCTTGGTTCTCCGGCAGGTCTCGGAACAGCTCCCGCCAATTGATACCGGTGCGTTCCGCCGCCTTGCGGAGGAGCGACTGGACCTTGCCGTCGTCGTTCAGCCACTTCTGGAAATCCTCCGCCGCCTTGATCCGCTCGGCCGTCCGCTTGATGGACTGCTCCCGGTTGGCGACGGAAAGCAGGCGTTCGATCAGACCATCTCCCAGCCCGGCTTCCTTCAGCTTCGACCGGAACGACGCCGGGGTTTCGCGCCAGTTCAGGTAGTTCTTGAAGACCGCCTTGATGACGTTCTCCTGCGGCTTGGTCCATGTCGGCGTGTCGGTCTGGGTCTTGGCGTATTGGTCGATGATGGACTGGGCCTGCTGCTCCGGCTTGGCCGTGAGGCGAAGGGATTCCTTGGCCCTCCGGAAAACCTCCGCCATTTCGACTCGATTCTGCTTTTTCTGAGCAGCCTGCTCCGCATTGAACCGGTCGATGGACTGCTTGATGGTTTGCTCCCGATTTGCAACGGACAACAGACGCTCGACCACAGCAGGTCCAACTCCAAGCTCTGCGAGCTTCGACCGGAACGAGGCCGGGGTTTCGTTCCACGCCATGTAATCGGCGAAGATTTTCCGGATCGGAGACTGGTTCTTTTTCAGCCACGAAGGAGTGTCGCTTTGGGTCTTTGCGTATTGAGCAACAATTGCATCGGCCTCAGCATCCGGCTTGTTGATCCCCTTCTCGCGGTCTCTGGCTAGCCGGACAGCCTCGCGGATCGCCTTCTCTCGATTCGCCGTGTTTATCAACGTGTCGGACAATCCCTGCCCTATTCCCTGCTCGGATAGCCTCGATCTGAATGCTTCCTCGGAATCCTTCCCGGACATGAAATCGGTCAAAGCCTGCTGGATTTCGCTTCTCTGCTTCCTGCTCCATGTCGGGGTGTCCGTCTGGGTTTTTGCGAAGTTGGCTATGGCCTGCTGGACCTGTCTTTCAGGTTCGGCCCCAAGACGAAGGGCTTCCTTGGCCCGGCGCATGACCTCGCGGGCTTCGAGGATGTTCCTCTGCGTGGCGACGATGTTGTCGAACACCTCCCCGACGGCCTGCTCCAGATCGGCGGTGTTCAGCCCGGATGTCTGCTCCGGAAGCGTCGCCTCGCGCACCATGCGTGACACCTCGTTGACCACGGCCTCGCGCTGGGCCGCAACATAGGCGTCGTCCATGAACCTGGACCGGTCCACGTTGAGCGCCTTCATCGCGTCGGCGGCGATTCTCCGGACGGTGGAGAAGCTGGGAGCGTTGGAGGACATGCCGCCAGCCACGAAATCCCAGAGCATGTTGAGGCCGGGATCATCCCCGATCTTCTCGCGGACCCGCTCGTCCACACGGGCCAGCTTGTCGGACTTGAGCGGATCGGAGCCGATGAATGCCGCGATCTGGCTCTCCAAGGAAGGCTTCGACGCCTTGTCGGGCGGCTTGATCCCGGTTTCAGCGAAGGCTTCCTTGAGCTTCTTGCCGAGTTCCCGGCGGATGTTCGCGTCGAACTCGGCGATGTTCCCGGCCCTGGACGGCTTCTCCATGCCGATAAGTTCGGCGAACTGCTTGGCCAGATTCTTGGTCCCGAGATCGGTGAACTTCTCGCGCCATCCGGCCAGCGGAAACATCGCCTCGATCCGGCTACGGATGTTCGCCGAGCGAACCGGGTTGCTGGCCCACACCTCGCGGAACACCTGCTTCCACGCCGCGTCAGCCTCGGTGATTCCGTCGGCAGCCAGATCACCCGCAGCGGCGGTCGATTCGGCAACGCCTTTGTGGACATCCGCCGTGGTTTCAGGTCCGGCATAGGTGTCCACCGCCTGCGTGTGCCGCTGTTTGAGCAGTCCGAGATAGCTCAGGAGAGGTGCATGTGGATCGAGGACATCCTTCACCACCTTGAAGGATTGGAGCGCCTGCCCGACATCGGTCGCCTGTTGCTGGTTCTGAGGCTCCAACTGGAGGAGGACTGGAAGCAGGCGGTTGAACGAGTCGGTTCCGGGAGCGCCCATCTGGGACGCGATCTCCGCCGTCAGGACAGCACGAGCCACCGCTTGGAAAGCGCCAGGGTCGATGTTGTTGATCTCGTTCAGCGCCGCCCGGTAATTGGCCCCGTGGAAGTTGACCAGATTGCGGGCGTATTCGAGCTGGCGCTTGTTGGCCTGACCTTCCGGAGCTTGGCGAAGGTATTCGTATTCCCCGCGAGCGGAGTTGCTGTATGCGGCCTGGCTGCGGTCGAAGGTTGGGCCAGTGAATCTCTGGCCGGGAGGAGCATCATCGACGGACTGCCTAGCCATGAGCGGACGAAGCGCCGTCAGGCTGGCCTTACCCGGATTGCTCTCACGAAGGGCTCGGAACACCGCACGGGAAGCCTCTTGGTTGGTGAGATTGCGCAGTCCCAGATTCTCCAGCCATTCCTTGATCTTGTCGATGATGCGACCGATGAACGAACGGGCCTCCTGTTCATTCTGGGCCATCCACTCGTCCACGATCCGAAGCTCGTAGTCGGAAGCGTTCTCGCCCTGCTGACGGCGATACTTCTCCTTGAGAGCAGCGATCTCGCTGGCCGGAAGCTCCCGGAGCGCGAAGTCGGATAGCGCAGTTCGGCCATCCGGCGTCAAAAGGAGCTGATGGGCCGCCTCTTCGCGCAGAACCCGCATGGCTTGCGCCTCGTCCTTGATGAAGGCGGTGTTGATCGTGACCGAACCGGCGCGGGATTCACCCCGGATGCCCCGCCCTTGCGGGGTCCGCCAGTTCGGGTCGTTCACCACGTTGATCTTCGGCAGGCTTGGATTCTCCCGCTGGAACCTTTCCACGGCAGGCTGGATGGACTCGGGGGTCAGGGACGCTCCGGATTCTCCAACCGATTGACGAGCGGTGGAGGGGATGTTCTCGCGACCCCACGCCTCGAAGTTCGGGAGCTGGTCCTTCTGGCGCATCTCCCGGAACTGCTGCTCGGACGGCACGGGTGTCAGCAGCTTCTCTCCCGGACGAAGCGATCCGTGGGACCATGAAGTTCCCTGCTTCCGACCGATGCTCGGAACGGTGATGAACTTCCGGTCGGGAGACAGGGCGTCCATGTAGCCGTTGAACACCCCGGCATAAACGGTTCCGTCAGGTGCTTGGATTTCCACCGGAAGCTGGTTGTAGGTGGGATCGGCGAATGTCTCGGGATGGCGCTGCATCACGGCGTCCGGAGACTGGTCGTCGTCGAGCGAGTAGCGGGGCTGTTCTGCTGTTTCAGGAAGGACGCCGCCCGGGAAATCCTGCTCGAACGTCAGCGGGGTTTCTTCTTGGGCAGCTTGGACTGGTTGGTCTTCTTGGACCACTCCTTGCAATCCACCTTCCCCCAGAATCCCTTCGTCGCGTAGCACGCCTTCTGTTGGTTCTTCGACTTGAATGGCATCGGCTTGTTCTCCTGTTGCATCCAGCTCCGACAGCGCCGACTCCACATCGGCAATGGGTTCTTCCACCTGTTGAGCTGGAAATTGAGCCTCTTGGATTGCTGGCGTCGGAGGTGCGACTGGAGCGGTTCGGCGAGCCCCCAACCCTTGGACTCCAGCCACACCACCACCCAACACGAAACCTGCGGCGGCGTTTTGGGTGATTCCCTCGCCAACGGACTGTGATGGATCGACAAGCTGCTGGACTGCGAGATTCTGGCCAGCTCCCTCGATGGCTTCTTGGGCGGCTTCTTTGCTTCCGCCCGCAAGAATTCTCCCAACCGTTCCAGATGCTGGTCTCGCAAGTCCCGAAATCAACCGGCCGCCTTGGCCAAGGACCGCCTCCGAAACGCCCGTGATCGGAGCGGCAAACCCGAAGGCGGTGTTGGCGTTTTCTGGGACACCTTGCTCAATGGCTCTTTGGGCCACGGCCTCACCACTGGACAGACCATGAAGCGCAGCGATCCCAAGAGGACCACCCAAGGCTCCCGACACAATGCTGCCAGCCCCGGATGGAATGGAACCGGCCCAGAATTCTTCGGCGTAGTTTGGGTTGACCGGAAACGCCTCGCGGGCTCCTTGCTGTAGATTTGCTCCGAATTGGCTGATCCCGGTATTGGACAAGATTTGCTGTCCGGTGGCGGCACCAGCCCGCTCTCGGGCGGACTCGATCTGCTGCGGAGAGGCTTGTCCTCCCGATTGGCGAATGGCTGCGATGGCTGCATCTGCACGGGCTTCGCCAACCTGTCTCGCGTATTCTTCCGGATCTTGTCCCCACGGAACACCGGTCAGCATTTGATTGAGCCGATTCAACCCCTGGACAGCGCCTCCGAACAGCTCGCCGCCGGTTCGCATGAACGACGATCCAGCACTTCCGACCCTACCTTTGCTATAGTCGGACTCGGGATTGGACACCTCTTGGAAAAGGCGTGCCGCATCCTCCTGCGAAGGCTCCCTTTCACCTTCGATGGTCAGGATTCTTCCAGTGGACGGATCTTCTATTTCGTAGGTCGGCATTACCTGACGCCCCTGATGATGAATTGGGTTGGTGCGTTTGTTGAAGCGGGCACAGCCGATTGCTGCACCCTGAACGGTTTTACTCCACCCGGGGTCACAGGGCCTACGTTCTGGCTCAATATCTGCATGGCGCTGCGCACACCCGGGTCAGCCATTGCCGCCGGGAATTGTCGGGCAACCTCGGCAATCGGAACGCCACTGGAAATCGCCGCGTTGGCCTGTTGAGCGATGGATGCCAAGGCTTCGTTCTCCTCAAGTTGGGAGAGTGCTCTTTTTTGGGTGATGGCATCGGAAGCGATCCGTGCATCAAGTTCCCCTTTTCTGAGCTGGCTCGCCACGGAATCTCCACTGATCCGAGCGTTGATCTCCCGTTCGCGGAGCGCCCGATCCAAGGCCGACTCCTGCGTGGCGACGCGGAGCTTCTCCATGTTCAGCGCGTTGGCCATCTCCTGCTCCTGCCTCGCGGCGGCGGCGCGCATGAGCAGGGAGTTCTGCTCCTGTGCGGCCTGCAAGGTGGCGAGGTTGGCCTGCTGTGCCATCTGGGCGGCGGCCATCGCCGCCTGCTGGCGACGCCCGGCGATGTCCGATCCAACGGCGGCACCGGCACGCGCGGCGTTCAGGAACAGCTCCGGTGTGGCTGAGGTCCAAGGGGTGATGGTGGCCATGTTTTACTCCCAGTCTGCGGCGTTGAAGGTCGGGTTGGACTTGTAGAACTGGTCGGCGTCGAAGTCATACATGTTCCACCATGCGTCCGACACCGGATTCGACTGCTCGACCACCAGCGGGGCCGATCCCGACGACCGGTTGTCGATCCCTCCACCGCCGAAGGTGTTGAACCAGCTCTGGTAGTTCTGCGGTGCCTGCGGCGACGCCGAGCTGGTGGCTGTCGGTTTGAGCCACGCGCTGTAGTCCGGAGCCTGTCCCGCCCCTGGAGTCGGGTTGCTCATGGAGTATCCGCCCGTCGAAGGCATCGAAACACTGGCCGCCCTGGGCGCGGAGTATGATCCGGAAAGCTGCTGGAGCTGCTGCTGGTAGAGCCGGAGAGCCTCTTGAGCGGCGGCGGCCGGGTCCGGAGCGGACGCCCAGATGTTGTTCTGTGCCTGAACCTGTGCCTGCAACGCCGGGCTGTTGGTCTGGGTGGCGGAGATGGTCGGGATCGTCTGGTTGTAGGCGGCGATGCCCTGAGCCCGCTGTTGGGCTCGCCGGTCGTAGAGGCTCAGGTCGGCCATCCGGTCGGCGAACTGGGAGCCGGGAACCCCGAGCGCCGCCCCCCGAGCTGCCCCGGTGTTCTGGGCGAGGATCGGAAGGTTCGGGTCCGTTCCCTGGATCATCCGCAGCGTCTCCTCGGAGATCGCGTTGTTGGTCGTCCCAAGGTTCGGATAAATGCGCGAAAGCTCGGCCGCAGGGTCGGCCAGCGTCACCGGGGCTGTGCGCGTTCCGTAGATGTCGGCGGCGGTGTAGCCCTTCTGGGAGTTGAAGTCGTTGAACGCTCTCATGGATCAGAAGATTTGGCGCTGGTTCCAGCGGTTGTTCGGCAAAGCCGTGCCAAATGGATTTATGCTCACCGGGATCTGGTCGAGCGGCTGGCTGTTGCGGAGCTGGAGGTTCAGCTCCCGCACGGCATCCGCCTCGAAGGCCCGCTTCCCGTCGATGTCCCCAGCGTCCCCGCGCTTGATCGACATGATCATCAGCTTCAAGGCGTCGAGGTTGGAGACGATGATGATGTCGTCGTCGGATTCGGCGGGGATGAACTTGATCTTCACCAGCGCGGTGAACGGGGTGGCGCACCGCTCGCCATCGCTGTTCCGTCGGTTCAGGTAGAGACCGGGGTTTGTCACGGTCTTCACGTATTGCGGATTGGTCTCGCTCGGCTGGTAGATGGCGCAGTCGATGAGCTGGTCCCCGTCGGCGTCGTATTGGAACAGGCTGACGATCCCAGCCGTCTTGTCCTTCAGGACGCGCGTGATCTCCCGGATCTTGAAGGAAGGCCCGGCAAACGGGTTGGCGAACGTGACCACCACGCCTTCCCGGTAGTTTCCGTCGGGATGGGTGGTCCTGATCTCCTGCCCGTTGTCGTCGATGCCGAAGATGGTCATCGTCTTCCCGATGTCGGCGCTGCGGGTGATGTAGGCCCGGAGATACTGGCTCTGCCCGACGATCTCCCGGAAGACCGGGGTGTAGGTCTCGTTGACCCCCGCCACCGCGCGGACCCCGTAGGGGCCGTAGGGCGTTCCGGTGCCGCCGAGGTAGTTGGGGCCGAAGTTCCAGTTTCCACCCCTCAGCTCGCCGCCGTCCACCGGCATGAACTCGAACCAGTTCCCCTTGATCGGGAACGGCCGGTTGCAGGTCATCATGGCCAACGGAACCTCGACCCACCGGGGCCAGACGATGCAACCGGTGTAACTGCAAATCCGCAGCTTCTGGACGGAGCTCTCCCAGCTTCCGCGATGTAAGAGCTGGCGGGCGGCTTGGTTCACGTAGGACACGAACAGGGCGCTGTCCGGGCACGCGGACGCAACATCGGCCAGAGCCGATTCCTTCGCTTCCTTGAGTGTCAGCCACATATCAGTTTCCTCTGTCCATCAATCTACCCGAAGGCTTGATGAAATACACGCTCCTTGCCTGCGGGGCTCCCGGAACGGCGTCGTCGAACACGTCGGCGTTCGTGTCCGGCGTGGTGATGGTTGCACCCACTCCGAGTGGGAACTTGTCGGCGAAGTCGGTGTCCTCCACCCAAAACGGACCCGTCACGTCGCTTATGGTTCCCGGCTCCCCGCCGTCGTAGGTCTCCAGCTCCGTGAGCGTTCCCTTGAACATGAACACCCCGTCGGTCGGAGGCTGGTTGTTGTTCCAATGGGGCTTCACCCAGAGGCCGTAGAGGGTGCTCCATGTGAAGACGCCGAGCAGGACATTGGAGGTGGCGTCCACCTTCATCCAGATGCGGTCCCGGTATTCCACGATGGGCTCGGTCGAGCCGATGATGATAAGCCCGAACTCTCCAGGGAAGATGACGCGCTGCCCGGCCGCGATGTCGTTCGCCAACTGCTGGTTCGAGCGCGGGCAATAGCCCGCTGGTAGAACCGCCGGAATAACCTCCAAGTCCAAATCATTTGGCATACTGCCCTCCTTTGTTTAGAAACCCAACATGAACGAAAAAGACACGAAAAGGTTCTGGTCCAAAGTCGATAAACGATCTCCATCTGAATGCTGGCCCTGGACGGGGACAGTTCTCAACGACGGGCATGGTCAGTTCAAATTCCAAGGCATCAGAGCGGCCCCCCACAGAATCATGTTTGAGATGTTCAGGGACTTTCCCATTCCAAAATGCGAAAGCCCGCAGCATGGACCCAAAACCAAAGTCTGCGGCGACTGCTTTGTTGTGTGCCACAGATGCGACAACCCCCGCTGTGTTAACCCTCAACATCTTTTCATCGGAAAACCGGCGGACAATGCCAGAGACATGTTTTCCAAGGGTCGAAACGCCGCTCAGAAAGGCTCCAAGAATCCCTCGTCCAAGCTCACAGAGCGCGAAATTTCCACGATGAGGAATCTTGTTGGACTTGGCCTTTCCAATCGCTCGATTGCTGAACGATTTGGAATAGCCGAGTCCACAGCCAGTCAAATCATCAACCGCAAGCGGTGGACTCATGTTGTCTGATTCTTGAGGCATCTTGGTTCCTTTCTCAGGTGGCTGATTGGCGAACCGCCGCCGTCGGCACGTCGGTCTTCGCGTAGAGGGTGGTGTTCGGTGGGTAGAAGGCGAACCCGTTGTTGTTCGCGCTTGGGATAGTCCCGTCGCAGACAACGGTGTTGGTGTTCACATCCACGAGCGGGATGAAGCTGTTGTGGATGACGCCAAGGATCTCGTTCGTGGAGTCGTAGGCGAACTGTCCGGACGGGAATCCTCCTAAGGCCACTATCTGCGCACCAAACACGAGCGACACCGGGTCCACCGGATATAGACCGTCGCCCAACGTGTTCCTGCCGTAGTAGTAGAGGGTGTCACTAGCCTCGGAGTAGAACAATCCATCCCCGTTGTAGATGGTCCCCATCGCCGCGCTGTTGACGATGGTGAAGGAGGAATTGAACGTGACGATCCGCTCCGGCCCGACAGGGAACAACGTGGTGTCCCTTATCTTGAAGTTGTATTGGTTCCGTGTCGGGTCGAAGGAGCCGGGAGAGCTGATGATGTCGGAGCCGGTGCTGGCTGAAAATACAACAGATGACACGCCACCAGGGCCAAGCTCTACTATCCTATACTTATTACCATCACCAGTATTTCCATAGCATACAACATATATCTCCCCCGATGAATTCGGCGGCGTTGTGGAGTAGTATGCCAGATTTATAGAAGACGGATACACATCGCTTGAGTTTATACTCCCAAAACCAGATGGATCTACGATATACCAGTCAGCATCCCCCAAAGCATACATCAGGTCCGTGCCTGGATTAAACGCAAGTGCATGTATCTGTGCCGGCATCGCGAGCGTCCAGTCCACCGTGTTGGTCGCGGTATCTATCTGGGCGATCCCTCCGGTTCCAAGGGCCGCGAACATCTTGTCCGCGAACGCGCCGGTCCCGCGTATCAGACTTGTTCCGAAAATTCCGGAAAGGGCCGGATTTGCGATGTCAGAGAAGCAATCCTGCGGACATCCGGCATCCAGGGCGTTCTGGTTGGCCTGCTCCTGCGAGATGTTCGAGAAGTAGGTGAAGGCCGGGATCACCACCGGAGGGTCGGAGTCGGGGCAGCTCTGCTCGGTGTTCCAGTATCCGCACTCCCACACGTTCCCGAAGACGAGCCCTATCGCGTAGTTGTCGAGGAACGTCTGGGCCTTTTGGGTGGCGTCGGAGCGGCTGACGCTGGACGAGAACAAGCCGGCCGCCATGTGGAGCTGGCCCTCGCTCCATGTGATGACGGGAGGAAGCGGTGGCTGGGATTCGGTTGACCATCCCATCAGCCTGCCTGTGTTCTCGCAAGAATTGGACGACACGGCCTCGTTTGTGAAGATGCGATAGACGTATCGGTAGGCTTCGCAGTTGGCTTGCTGCACCGCGCAGGCGTTCACCATGTCTTGGACAATGGCCCCGATCTGCTCCGGGGTTGCATCGACGGGAACATCCCGGACCAACTCGGATTGGCAGCACTGGAGGCGGAGCGTGGAGGGCTGGCCGTTGGTGTTGACCACCATTCGTATTCTTCCAGCCGGAACCGTATAAACACCCGGAACACAGGTGAACCCCGGGGGGCACTCGAAGTTGATCGAGGTTTGCTCGTTGAAGTAAACCGACCCGCCGGTTATGTCGTAAGACAATATGTCCTCGTTGCAGCACCTCACGGCCTTGCATTGCGGGCATTCGCTCATGTTCCGGTGAGGTTGCAGTTGGAGGCCGTGCATTCGACCTTGGCGAAGGTGTCCTCGGCCACTGGAATCGCCATGTATCGCTGCTTCCGGATGCGACAATGGCCGGTGATGACCATGCGAATTTGGAAGGATGTCCCTTCTCGAAATGGGCGGTTGGTCACTTCGTCGCACGCCCTTGGATTGGGTTCTCCCATGCCCATCCGGTTCCGGTATTGCGGCTTGAAGTTGTTGATCGTCAGGCAGCCGGTCAGAGGGTCGATCCCGCAATCCCGGTCCTGCGCACAGACGGCCCATGAATGCCACGGAATCCAGCAGGGATAGGAGTCCGGCTTGTATTGCACCTCGAAGTTCACGGCTCCACGGAGGTCGTCGATGAACAGCTCGCCGTTGATGAGCCGCTTAACGTCCATGTCGGTCATCCCCTTCCCGGTGAACTTCATGTCCGCGCTCTCGAACTGCCACTGGATGGGGATCGAGTTCTGGTCCTGGTAGTCCTCGCCGTCGGTCAGGATTTCCCAGAGCTGGATTTCCGGCTCGGTGTTGACCCCGCCGAACAGCACGAAGGCGAAGGCCCTCTCCCGGCCGCCGAACATCCCCTTCACCAACTGGAGGGTCTGGAGGCCCGTCCAGAGCCCGTCATAGACCGCCGGAGCCTTGCCCCGCATGGAGCTGATGATGTCGAAGTCGAGGGCGATGATGCCCCGGTGATAGACGCCCTTCTGGGTGAACACCGGGGAGCAGGTCATCAGCATCCGGTTGTCGAAGTAGATGGCCGACGAGTAGTAGAGCAGGCTCGGGTCGTCCAGATCGGTGATCCGGTTCATCTCCCGGCTGATCGGGGTGTTGCCCCACGTGGTGTATTCGCGGCGCCCCAAGATCCATGAACGGATTCCGTCGGAGGACCGGAAGAAGATGTCGGAGTTGACCGAGATCGTTGAGTAGTGCGAAAGCGCACCGTTGGCGATGATGGAGACCGTCTGGAGCGGGTTTTCCACCGCCGCCCACTCGGTCCGGTCGAACGGCGTCTGGCAACTGAAGACCATGTTCGGCGTGAACACCTGGAGCGGACCCTGTCCCAGCGACGTGTCCGGGATGGCGACGAACCGCATGGCGTAGATGTCGCCGACGTTTCCGGGAACAAGGAACGATCCACCGCCGTTCAGGTAGGCGTTCTCCGTCACGCGGAGATAGGACGGAACCCCGGTGCCGCTGAAGGTTCCCACAAGGTCGGACGCCAGATAGCTGCGGCCATCCGGGAGGGCCATCCAGTTCCGGCCATTTCCGTAGGCTCCCATGCGCCCCGGCGGAAGCTCCTTTGCCGCCACCCCGGCGGAACGACGGGATGAAGCCCCGTTGTAGAAGATCGGAAGGCTTTGGCCGTCGTTGACGATCATCGTGTCCTCGGACTGCCAGAGCCACGCCTGCGTCCGGGTTGCCGGGTTCAGATCCCAATACTGGACGACCGCTCCGTTGGAAACGAGCTGGCCAGCGGGGGCGTCGATGTTCTCGACCACCATGACGGTCGTCCCGGAGGTGCTGACCACCCGGTAGTTGAAGCCGTTGATCTGGATCTCGTAGCCGCCCTTGATGTTCTCGTTGGAGAAGACCTGGATCGTCACGTTCGCGCCTATGGCCGGGGTGACGAAGTTGACGGTGACGATGGTGTTTCCACCGGGGGTGATCTCGGTCGCGGAGGCTCCGGCGTTCTTGATGTCGAACCGGAAGATGCGACCGCCGATGCTGGCCACCAGCCATCCGTTCGCGCTCGCGTAGTCCGAAATCTCCTCCATGTAGGCCGCGCCCTGCCATCGCCCGTTCTGGACCCTCGCCTGGAGCACGGCGTCTTCGCCGAACGAGATCGGGATTTGCCGAAAGGACGGCCGGTTGGTCACGAACCCACCCCGGACCGTCCCGTTCACCAACATCGCCAGCTCCGTCGGCTGGAGCAGTTCCGGCACGGTCCCGCTGTTCATCCCCCCCTCGAAGGTGATGAACCCGTCATAGACCGAATCGCCTGTGAACTTAGAGGGCATCAGTCGTGGATGAACTCGGCGTAGATGTTGGCCTCGGACACGGTGATCGCCCCGGCGGTTGGACCGGTGTCGATGACGGCGAAGATCGTGATCTGGTCGTCGTTGTTGGCCGTCACGTAGGTCACGTCCGGAAGGACGATCACATCCGCCGTGTAGGTCAGGGTGGTGATGATCTCCGTCTGGAAGGTGGACGAGGAATTGGCCACGTCGGACGCCGTGTTGTTGGTCCGCCGCAGCTTGAGCGTCACGTTGCGGACGGCTGCGAAAGTGGCTCCGGAATAGGAGAGCTTGAGGCGACCGGTCAGCCTCCATGTTCCCGCCGTGGTGATGGTGACGAGCGGCTGGGAGGTTCCGAAGGTGACGGCCGAATCGACGGTCGTGATCGTGTAGGCCGTCCCGGAGGCGTAGGCGGCAATGGGTTCGATCTCCGGGATGGTTGGAGCGGTTGGCTGGGTTCCGCCGGGAGAAACCCCAGTGCCCGTCGGGATGGAATCCCCGGCGTAGAGGTTGAACTCGTAGTCCAGATACCGGATTTCGACCGTGGTCGAACTCGGGATGGTCGCGACCTCGAAATATCCGGCCTCCCCGATGAAGAGGTTCTGCCAGACCACCATCCACGAGGAATCCGCCACGTCGATGGTCACGGTGTTCCCGATGGCCGGAACCACGAAGTCCTCGGTCGTGATCGTGAAGGCGTTCACGCCGTTGGTTCCATCCGTCCCGTTCGTTCCGGCATCTCCCTGTGGCCCGGGGATCTCGATCGTCTCCGGGGTTGGGCAGTGGTTGCAGCAAGATCCTGTTTGCATGGGCTTTGTTGGGTTTTTCTGGCCTGTATCCGGTCTTGGGACCACGTTCCTAGGCAGAATTTGCCTAGCCAACCATCATCACCATGTCCTCCTCCGACAAAATCGAGAAATACGGGATCACCTGGCCGACCTCCAACGAACTTGAAATCGAGCGGCAGTTGATCCGGCACGGCGGATTCATCCCCTACACCGGCA